TGAATTTTGGGATGAAGAAAAGCATAGATGTTTGTACGGATACGAAGTAAATGGGGTCCACATTACAGGGTTTCATTACTTTTATCTAAACTATTGTGTAATAGATAGAGTAGTAGATGTAGTCGACCCAGTAACTAATGAAGAATATTCACAACGTGAAAGAACTTTCCCTGCATTTTATGATGGGGATTACGATTACTTTCAAGCAATAGAAAAAGCTAGGAAAACTAACAAACATATTGTAGTACTTAAAGCTAGACGTAAAGGTTATTCGTACAAAGCCGCTGCAATGCTAGCAAGAAATTACTATCATCTTCGTAATTCTAAAAACTTTGTATTTGCATCAGATAAACAGTACTTAATTGGGGATGGTATTATGTCTAAAACATGGGATATTCTATCATTTATTGATGACAATACAGCTTGGACTCAACCTAGAATTAAGGATACAGATATGCATAAACAATCTGGATATAAAAAGAATGTAAATGGAGCTGATGTAACGCTAGGTTTTAAGTCTCAAATACTAGCAGTAAGTTTGAAAGATGATCCAGACAAAGTACGTGGTAAAGCAGGGGAATTAATCTTTTTTGAAGAAGCAGGATCCTTTACAGGATTACTAAAAGCATGGGAAGTAGCAATGCCAACTATGAAACAAGGATCTAAAACTTTAGGAACTATGGTAGCATTTGGTACTGGTGGGGAAGAAGGACCTGGATTTGAAGGATTAGAGGAGTTATTTTATCATCCTGAAGCTTATGATTGTCTTGCATTTGAAAATGAGTGGGATGCAGGAGCACTTGGCACTAATTGTGGATTTTTTCACCCTATTTATAAAAACTTAGATGGGTTTATTGATAAAGATGGAAATAGTGACATAAACTTAGCAATTGAGTTTGAACTTGAGCAGAGAGAAAAGAAAAAAAAAGGTAATGATGCTAAATCATTTGACCAATATGTGGCAGAACATGCATTTACTCCGCAAGAAGCTACACTTCAAGTAACTGGAAATACTTTTGATGTTACTTCACTAAAAGAACAATACAATAGAGTGATAGCAAACAACTTAGATGCTATTGGAGTAGCAGGAGAATTGTATTATAACTCTGAAGGTAAGATAGATTTCCGTGGTAACACTCCATTTAAACCAGTTACTAAATTCCCACATAGAAAAGATGACGACGTAACAGGTGCGGTAGTAATATACGAACCTCCATTTAAGACAGATCAAGAGCAACTTACCCCAAAAAATATGTACATAATTGGGCATGACCCTTATGCACAAGCAGGAACCTCTGGATCTTTGGGAGCAGCCTATGTTATTAAAGTTCCAAATAACATGTCTAAACCAGATGACTTAATTGTAGCGTCTTATGTAGGCCGTCCACAAACTCAAGATGAGTACAATAGAAATCTGTTTATGCTAGCAGAATATTATAACGCTAAAATAGGATTTGAGAATGACCGAGGAGAAGTTATACCATATGCTAAACGATTTAGAAAATTGCATTTACTTCAAGAAGAGTTTGAAATGTTAGATAAACGAGATTTACGAAGCAAGAATGTTAAGAGGCAATATGGAATGCACATGACTGAGCAACGTAAGAATCAAGGAGAACTTTACATTAGAGACTGGCTTATTGATAGTAGAGGTGCTGACGAAGAAGGAAACTTTACCCTTAACTTACATAAGATTTATGACCCAGCTTTATTGCAAGAGTTAATTAAGTTTAATCGTAAAGGCAACTTTGACCGTGCAATGGCGTTAATGATAGCAATGTATCATATGCGAGAATTATATAACAAAGAAGTTTACATTCAAATTAACGATAACTCTGCAAATGATTGGTTTGATAAAATATACAAATAACCAAATAATTATTTAATTTTGTATCTTTACTAAGAATTTAATTTAATTTTGTAATTAATGTACGGACAAGCTCATATACCTAAACAAAGAATTCCATTATCTCAAAAAGATGAAAAATGGAAAAAAGATTGTGTTGACGCATTTATTAACTTGTCAAAGTTTGGAATTAGTGAGCGTCGTGCGTACTTAAGATCTTTGTATGACTACTATAATGGTGTAATAGATGAAGAAGATTATAATTATGTACTTAAACCTTACGGAAAAACTAGAAAGAATTTCCCAACTAAGTTACGAAATTATCCAATCATTAAACCCATTATTGATTTACTTCTTGGAGAGAAATCTAAGCGTCCTTTAGAGTATTCAGTTACTATACAAAATGCTGATGCTATAAGTCAAAAAGAAGAACAGTTACAAAACTTACTTCTTAATAACATCCGTACTCAATTTTTAAATGAATTAATTAAATTAGGACAAGTAGAAGGAGAACCACAGGAGGTTCCACTCCCTAAACAAATTCAAGAAGAATTCAATCGTTCTTATGTAGATTCAAGAGCAATTAGAGGACAGTATTCTTTGAATTATATTATGAGTCAACAAGAGATTTATGATAAATTTCAAAAACAATGGTTTCACTTTTTAGTTGCAGGAGAATGTTACTCACACAAAGGAGTTAGACGTAATGAACCATTTTATGAAGTTATTAATCCATTAGATGTTGACTTTGATAAAGACCCAGACATCGACTTTGTAGAAGATGGGGATTGGGCAATTATTAGAAAGTTCTCACATGCCTCAACTATTATTGATGCTTATGGAGAGTTTTTATCTGATGAACAAATACTAGAATTAGAATCACCTACGCATACATCTGCAGAAGCTTATCTTTTGTATAGAGCTGAAGCAAGCGGTGCTGATGATAATATTTACCGTAACAGATTAATTGAAATTGTTACAGTTTATTGGAAATCAAGAAAAAGAATTGGTTTCTTAAATTACATAGATCCCAATACAGGAACTCAAGAAGTTAAAGAAGTTGATGAAACTTTTAAACTTACCAAAGAGATGAAAGAGCAAACCAATGCAACTCTTGAATGGGAATGGGTTAACGAAGTATGGGAAGGAATTAGAATTGATAGAAGATTTTACATTAAGATGAATCCATTAGCTATTCAAAGAACTAGCATGGATAACCCTTCTATTTGTAAGTTGCCAATTAATGGAAGAAAATACTCTGATATTAACTCGCAACCTATCTCTTTAGTTAGCCTTGGAATACCTTACCAACTCAACTACAATATTTACAAATACAGAATGGAATTAGCAATAGCCAGGTCAAAAGACATTATTGCTCAATTCGACATTAACATGATCCCTAAGAATTGGGATATGGATAAGTTTATGTACTTTGTAGAGGGTACAGGTATTGCTTGGGTAGATTATAATAAAGAGGGAATACAACTTTCTCCGCAACACCAATCTGTGTTGGATATGTCAATTAAGACAATCACCCAATACCTTACCCTCTTAGAATCAATCATGGTTGAATGGGAGAAGTTAAGTGGTGTTAATAGACAACGTCAAGGTTCTATGGGAACCTATGAAGGAAAGGGAACATCTCAACAAGCCATTGTACAATCTTCACATATCACTGAAGATTTATTTAGAAAGTTCTCAAACTTTGAGCAACGTGAATTGCAAGGTTTAATTGACTATTCTAAAGTAGCTTGGATTAATGGGAAGAAAGGAATGTTTGTAATGCCAGACAATACTTTAGCAGAATTAGAAGTTGATGGGTTAGGACATTTAGAAACTGAATACGGAATCTTTGTATCTGATGCAGGTAAAGATGTAGAGAAATTGCAAGCAATTAGAGGGTTTGCTCAAGCTGCAGTTCAGAATGGTCTTCCAATGTCAGCAGCTATCTCAATATTTGAAAGCGACAGCTTCCCACAAATTAAAGATAAAATTAGACAAGCTGAAAAAGCTCAAGAAGAACTTAATAAAGCTCAACAGGAAGCTCAGCAACAGCAGCAGCAACAACAGATGCAGATTCAACAACAACAACTTCAATTGCAACAAGTTGATAAAGAAAAAGATCGTCAGTTGCAAATTGAACTTGCTCTTATCAATGCTGAAAATGATGACAAAAAGAATTCAGCTAGTTTAGAAAAAATGATGAGAGATTTTGAAATTAAGCAAAAACAACTTGAACTTAAAGAGCAAGAGATAAATAATAAATTAATAGAAAATAATACTGGAGAATAATGGCTAAAGATTTAATGTCTAAATATCTTACTCCTCTAGATAGTTTGGAGAAAAACGGAACAGAAGTAATTAAAGATTTAGAAGCAGGATATAGAGGTTCTGGAAGATTAGATACTTTAGTAGCTGAGTTAGCTTTAAGTATGTTAGAAGTTGCTAATAAAGTTCATCTTCTTCATTGGGGAATGACTGGTCAAGGTTCTTATGCTGCACATCAAACTCTTGGAGATTTATAT